GTCGATTGTTACGTGGTTGACAAATTTGTAAAGTCGCAGTTAGGCTGCGCACCCATAGATGCCTTAGGATCTAGTTCTTTTCGCGCAAGAACTACTTCCGGCTTTGTGGGGAGAGGAGCGCGTTCCATCTGTTGAAGATGAAGTTATTGCCGAATGTTTGAAGAGTAACTCACAAGGCAGTAAAAGCTTTTTCTAATCTCGTCAGTATACCGAATGTGAAGCTATTAGATTACATAGTATGCCTAATGGGTATTGCTATTTTTATGGTATCCTGGCTTGTTCCTCCTTTTATAAGAAAGACGACAAGGAGAGGGAGGTGGACGTAGATTAAACCGACTTAAAGAGTTTATGCACCATTTTTAAACAAAATTGGCCTGTCGGATTGCCTGCAGATGGAGTGGATAGCATTTTAGACTTCCTCGGCCTCGAGCATAGTATCAACTTCACAGAACTGTATGCTCTACATTCCTCATGGACATCCTTTTCTTGATGACTTGTTACAATTCAGAATTTTGATTTCATGGGTTCTCACGCTTTTGTTGCATCTATGAAAGGATTGAAAGTACCTTGAGTTAACTTCGACAAAATGATGTTGGTTGCAGGCAACCCTAATTACCTGTAGGCATTTGTTAGGGAAGTCCAGTATTCCGAGCCTAAAGTGTAAGTGGAAGATCTAGATGTAGAGGAGAATAAAGATTTTGAACCAATCTTGGCACCGTAATAACTCTTTTGTCATGTAATGGTAGGGAAGAAATTCACGAAGCACTTAGAGACCTTTTGCTCCCTTTATAAAGGTAGATATATCCTTTGTATGCACAGAGGCAGAGATAGTCTAAGATTTGACTCATTATTTGAGGCAACTCTTGCTATGAAAATCTTGAAGAACAAAATGGGCTTATCCTGTGGTTTAAATGAAGATAAAGAAACTCTTAGAAACTTGTGAGTGTCAGATGAGAAATACTGACAAATGAGGAAGAAATAATCCAAGAAGCCGGTCGATCCCTAGTCTTAGAGATGGGAAGCTATCCCTGTGAAATTAGATGTGTACACTAATAGGAAAACGTACAAACTAAAAGAAAGTGTCCACCCTAGATTCAAGCCAGAGAATCAAATGACTGTGTTGGAGAGGAATTAGAAAGATATTAGAAACAAAATTTAATAAATGGTTTGCAAAATGAAAAAGTTTGAAGTTGTTGAGGGGTCAATTGATCATGAGATCAGTTTTATCAGTATGATGACCCTAGCTCACAAGCTAAAAGACATGGATCTTTTTGTAGAGTCTAAAGCTTTGTCAGCTTTGATCTTGCCTTATGCCTAAGTCTCAAAAAGAGGTTTAACTCTCCTCTGACAATCATTCCCCTATCTATTCCCAGACTCTGTAGTGAGACATACTAAGAAGGTCACTATAACTGTAACCTCATATGAGTTGATCAACGAACCTATAGAGCAATTAAAAGCTAATGCTGACCTGATCGCTTCAAATCCTGTACCAGTCTCTATTGTACCCGACGCTAATTTTTAGCATTTATCTAACTTTTTTGAAGGGTATATAACTAGTATTGACAAAGGTGCACACGGCAGATAAGGACGAGATTTAGGTTATTGCTTCTCTAGTCTGACTTACAAACCTTGTGATTTAATCAGGATTACTCCGCAGAAGGTCTTAGAAAGATTCGGATCTCCTTACTAAGTAGATAGATTTAAGAAGGGGCAAGCTCTCCGCTCCGGAGATTGATTCGATGGAGTTTCTCTATCCTTCCTCTTGTGATTATTATATCACGAGCCTCACATTCTAGAGTCCCGAGATGAAGAATGTCATCTAATAGACGTGTTGGATGATCTCGATAATCCTTATCTTAAATATAAAAATTGGATCATCACTCCCTACGGTTTGTTCACTCGCCATACGGATAATGAGTATAGATTCTTGAATTTAAATTTATCTCTATTTGGCGATTGAGTCTACAGAATGACTATTCATCATGCATCTCTAGCAGATTTCTTACCAGCTGGATTTTCATCTTCTTTGCAATCACCAGGGCCTGGGCAAAGATTAGAAATAGGACAAGTATTTTCTGTGATGCCTGGTTTTTATTCTGCTAACGTATTTGGCGATAAGGGACTAAAATTGTAAACTTATGTTAATTCATGGGGATGGATGCTTTGTTTCAACACATTTATAGATGACGTACATTAAAAAATTACTCATGATTATTCAAATTTAACAAAGCTTGATGGTTGGGTTCCTATTTTTAGTAAAGATTTTAAGAAAGTAAATGACTCTTATACATGCAAAAACATGGCTAGTTTTGTTACTCGGTATGAAGAGTTAAGAACCGAAATCTAAAGACTTGACGTGAATATAAAAGAGCTCAAAGAACCAGAACCCATCCTACAAAATGAAACTGTAGATCTTTTGGATAGCATGTTATGGGATCCTAATAACTATCCTATTGATGTTTTCGCTAAGCATAATATCCTCATCAATCTTCCCAGCTTTAATATTTTGAGTGAGGGTGAGCTTAAAGCAATCTCTGATGAAGGAAGTTCGGCAAGAAGATTAGAAGTGCAAACTAAAGAATTCTTCTTTAAAATAGTATCCGCCTGTCTAGATCTTTGGCAGTATTTTGAATGCCATAACCAGCAATTTTATTACAAGCAAAATGCTACTGGTAACTGAGGGTGTATTTTTAACAAACAACCCTTCCACGGGTTAGACGAATTAATTTCCTCATTTGAGAGATTTTGTAGCCAAGAAGAGAGCAAAGGAATAAGTTATTTCGGATTCATAGACTGAGATTAAACACGTGTTGAGCATAGCAAGCAAGTGATTTCTCAGATACTTTCAACTAAAACTTGGGAAGATACTTATCTAACCTTATGGAATATATGCACTGAATTACTGTGTACTTATATGCTAGATAAGAGCTACCCAATGCTCTCAGTCCCTCGTTCAGAATTTTTCTGAGGCGGTAGGTTAATCATAGATTATAAATCTCCAGATGATTTCTCTTTTGCATTATCTTATGATTGTGACGCTATTTAAGGCGAATGGAAAGATGAAAATATGAAGTAAGCTTTCTAGTCTTTGAAAGATGAATGGATGTAGTTGAGAAATTCGTTATCCGCTGATGTATCCGTCGCTGCTAGAAGTCTTAACTCTTTTATTTAGAAATAATACGGGTGTATTGTTAACGGTGAGACCCTCGAGCTTTTTAGCAATAGAGAATTTTTCGAGTCTAAGTTGACTTATTTACCTAAGGATCTGTAATAGTAAGCAAAAAGATCAAAAGATGCTTACTTCAGATAGAAATCAGAGCTCTAGGATTCATTAGACTAGAGATAAAGTGAGTTTGATAAACTTAAAAGTAACAATCCAAAATTCTTCGTAGAGTACACTAAGAATCCATTGTAGTGGAATGTATCCTAGGATTTATCTTGAAGCAAACTTTTGGTTTAAAATTTGTTATAATTAAACGATGATGAGTATGAAGACCTTGACAGCTCGTTTCCACTCGATTTAGAAAAGAGAGATTCTCTAACTTCCAAATTAAGTTAGAGCCTCGGAAAACCTTTAGATCTCTCTGACGTAAAAAATATCGATGATCTGGAAAAATAAGTCTGTGTAGCTTATTATGACCACGGAGATTAGGACTTGCATTATTGAGTGGAAAAATAATAGTTAGACAATAAATTTTCTAAGTGGAGATATGTATTTTCAAAAATCTCTTATCCTATGGTCCAAACGATTTTGTTCGTTGTAAATTTCTTGCTAAGTTTCCGTTCAAATAAACCTTCTAGCTGACCAGAAGATAGTGAAATATTCACAGTTGATTTGTAGGTCACCAGTAGATGAGAAGCTGGTCAGGTTAATAAATACGCTCTTCTTGATCTATATGACGGTTCTTTGTTAAATACTTCCGTATCTACTGAGAAGATGACCAGCGGGAAGGCCAAGATTTATTATGATCAATAAGAAAAGACATTTAAGAGCACACCTGCTTTTAGAATGAATTAGGCTTTCGCTAATCAGTGTGCAAAGGCCGGTGTAGTGTTCTCAAAAGAGGAGATAGAGTAATAGTGCTAAAACAGTCACGGGGGACATAACAATCTTCGGTCTATTATTGATAGATTATATACTCGATCTCTTAACGACTCTTTCAAATGTTTTTCATCTGATCCCGGATCTTTAATTTTCGATCTTGGTTCGAAATATTAGCAATTTATAAAATTGTCTTCTAAAGTCTATCCTGGAGATAAAGAAGTAATTCATGTTACTTAGTCAAATTATAGGATCGTTTCAGAACTGTTGTCAGTCGATGAACAGTACATCATCTGTATAAGACCTCGACTTGGAGATTATGACAACACTTATTACGAGTCTAATCCTATAGCTAGTTTGCCAAAGACCTTAATCCAAGCATTAGTGATAGAGGCTACTCTGGAGGAATTCTTGTCTTGGGACTTCTTTTTGAAGCGTTTGAATTTCTAATCTAGAAAGAAGCATTTTATTATGAACGACACCCATTATTATATTCCTGAGATCCCTAGTAATTGTGTTAATTCTCTCTTCTATGTCACTGGTTTATTATTTGAATAAGTACCAGGTAGATATTATCTGCCTTTGATGGAGGGAGAATATAGCATATTCTCAAAAGATGGTGTCCAGATGATCAATATGTGAACGAATGGTACCATGAATGTGTACTCTCACAGTAATATGGCTGTGAAGAATTGCGATTTATTGATAGATTTAGGGTATTTGAGAGTGTTCTTTGGACGGTATAATCCAAGATAATACAATGAGAATTTCTATGTCCCATTGGCTGATAGCTTTTCAGATTGTTACTTGCAAAGTAATTTTTTCAATAATCTACTCACTGACTCAGAAAAATAAAACAAAAGATTTTCTGTTAGTTTAGGTAACATATTGGAAAAATCCCAACACCCCCAAACCTTAACTATATGAGGCAGACCTTAAGAGATATTGAACGAAATTTATTTGAATAAATAAGTAATTAAGCATGATCAATACGACCTTATGGGAAATAAAAAGGCTAATTTCATTCCAGTTTTTCTTATCGCGATTCTTTCATGCCTCATCTTTAAAACTGGTGAACCATTATTATTGATCCTATTTAGCATCATTCACTACATTCTGAAGAAGCCTGTTCAAATGGTTCTGACTGATGGAGTAAGATGTCCTGTCTAGAAGAGACCGTGGTATTAATTCTTCTTCACCGATAAATGAAAAATCTACTACCCGCAAACTAGTTAAATATTGATAGGGTATTAAGATCTTGTAGTTTAACTAGAATGAGATGAGCTTCCTTGGAATCAATAGAGAATAAAAGTCAAACCTCCTTAAAGTCTATTACAAGAAGCAACGCAAAAGGTAATCATTGATGAGAAAGATTATTTCTTTTCCAAAACTCCTCAAGAAATAAGTCATTTAGCTCCTTAATTGTGACTTTTTAAGGATATTAATAAGAATTCTTTGAGCGTCTTAACCTCTTTGCTTAATAAAGAAGTTTCTGTCTGAAAAGTTAAAGCTGTTAGTGTTGGTTATACTATCCAGAAGAATGGATAAGATCTATAAACATATGAATATGATTCAAAGAGTTTTAATAACTCTTATTCAGCTTTTATGGTTTGACATAATTCAAATAAGTTGGAGCCAGATCCTATTGTAGTTGATAGATTGAGCCTTTTATCAAGACGTGTGTTTAAGAATTTATCCAATAGGTGTGTCTAATTGCCTTTAACATTCATAAATCCCCAGGATTGGTTGGCCTCCAAAACATAGTGGAGCACCTCCAAGAAGACTAAGTATTATGAATAGCTCTTCAAGTAACTTAAATCAGCTAATCAAAGAGATTTTGATGTTTATTTCTCAACAATGGTTAAGTCTGGGGAGACTTATACCAAATACGATTACGAAAATGTGAATGATCTTGCTGAATGACCAAGAAATATATTTGTGCCAAGCAAGGAAGGTTGTGGTTTACTGACATATATTCAGCAATATATCTTCAGAGATTTTAAGAGTGTTCTGGATGATAAATTGATTTTACCTTAGTTCTGCCATGGATTAGATAGCTAGGGTCTGAAAGATCGCATTAAGTATATACTTGGAAGTAACCCAGATGATTATGTATCCGTCAGTATGGATGGCTCTGCTTTCGATAGCAATTAGCATGTTAGTTTATAGAAGGCTGTTGATGCTAATTTCTGGGATTGTTACAAGCCTAGGCTTTATTAGATCCTAAAGACTATATAAAGTAATGTAAGCTTTCCCATTGATATCAAAAAGTTGGTCCAATTGATAATAAACAATTGTAAGAATTTCGTCTTTGATGTTTATGTACCTTCTCCGGGAGTCTCTTGTAAGTTTCGAGTTCCTTCAGAGTTGTGAAATAATGACTTTTAGTTATTTAAACTAGAGGGTACCACTTTTTCTGGACATCCGACATTGACCACCCTAGGGAATACACTCAGGAGTATAATGTATGCATATTACGCAGTGTATGAGCTTGGCTTGGAACCTAAAATTCTTGCTGCTGGAGATGATTTGATAGTCTGGGTTCATAGATGCGATAAAGATAATTTTATCTCTAAGATGAAGGAATTAGCTCACTACGATAAAAATCTCTAAATCAAACACGGCTTGGGCTAGATTATAAAAGAGTATTCTGTTAAAGATTGGTGGAACATCGATTTTTGTAGCAAGTATGCTTGTCACGTAGGAGATAAGAAATCTTATTAAGGTTGGTATCTGTTTTGAGATCCTATTAAACTGGTGCATTAGAAGTAAGAGTATGTCGGAGAGAATTTGCTCTTCAGGAAAAATCCTTCAGCTTATATATGATGTCTGTACGAGTCTTTACAAGCTGAACTTCCTCTTCCTAGTCTTTTATTTCTTTTAGAGAGCAGGATGTAGAAGATGCCAGCTCCAGACGAGTAAATTTTAACTTTTTACAGAACTTATATCAGGAAAAATTTCTGGGATGAGAAAATTGATGAGTGTCACAAAATATAGGTAGATCTTTCTCTATCCAAGTATTTAGGCTTGAGCTTGCAAGAATTACATTGAGTACACATAGATAATCACCTGATTATTTCGGGCTCTAATTCTTCTTACACCGATGCAGGCGTATCCTGCCAATCAAATAATAATTTGAATGTTTAAGAAAGAAGTAACAACTAAAACGGTCAAGAAAGTAGCGTAAGCGCCTTAGCAAGAAGCTTCTTGACCTCAATCTAAGCAGCAACCAAAGAATCCAAAATTCTAAAGACATGGTAAGAATTGAAAGTTTAAATTCAAGGGAAAAGGAAAACAAGCAAATCAAGACTCTAAATTCCTACAAGTATAAAATCCAATTAAGTTTTAGGTATCTAAATTGTCTTACTATTCTTAATTTTTACATGCCTGAGCTCATCCTGGACAACATAGGGCCTATTTTGTTCATGATGGAATAGTTCAAAAATCGGGAGCTTTAACGGGAGAGAACACCTAGAATTTACAATTGGGAGCCGGTAATTTAACAATGATTCTATACTCCCCTTTGATAGCTCATACTGAGACTGCCACCCGTTACTCGGGATTCTCTATCAATAACTTTTCACCTGGCCAGGAAGCCACTTACCCTCTAAATGTGGCCGCCTTGACGACTCTATCTCAATCGTACGTCCAGTGTTATGGAGGTGACCCTATAGCTTTTACTAATGATAGTTTCATATGGGCGAGTTAACTCAATGTGAAGTTATTGGGTCCTAGCATTAATAGATCAGGAGTAGCTTATGTAGGGAAGATGAGGTTGGGATCCCTATTCAATGCATCCAATTTTACGGTCTCATAACTCATCAAAATATCTAAGACTATTAGTTTAAAGACTCATGATGAGATAACCATGAACATTGCAATCAATAACACGAATTTATACTTCTAGGATGAAGATGCTTCTCTAACTCAGTTCTTGAGTGAAGAAGTTGGTTGGATTATTCTTGATAGACCATACGTCGCAACTGATTCCGGTACAGCTTTGGCTTTCCCAGTTACATTGCAATTTAATTACAACTACACCTTCTGGCCATGACAGAGTGACACTTTCCTGAGGAAGCTTTTTACAGACGACCTAGAAGCGGGACGTGAAGAGATCAAAGACGAGAGAATGCATGGAAGCTAAACGATCATCAAGTCCTGAGGAAAAATTTTGGTCTCAGATGCTATTACCGGAGCATAACCAGCCTAAAACTAATCAAAGAGTCTATAACTACCTATAAACAACGGTAATTTCGAATATGATAAACCGAGTCTGGAATATTATTTGGATTCTATAAGAGTTTTCAAAAATGTCTTGTCCAAAGAGAGCTGACCTGGATTCATCCCTCTCTTTGAGGAGTTTAATAATGCATATGAGACTCTAATATCCTATGTTAACAACTTGTAATCCCCTCCAAGTATAATAGGAGTAGATCCAGAGGAAGCCAAAGTTTCTCAAGAAGCATCTCATCAAGATTGACTATTTGATGAGATTAGGAAATTATGAAGATAGAAATGAAGAGAATCTCGCAGCAAATCTCGTTCCTCCTCTTCTTCTAGTGATTCATGATCTTACAATTGATTTAACGATGGTTGAAATGACAGATCTTCTAGCTGACCTAAACTTACAGATAGTCAGTTTCTCTCAGAAGTCCAAGTATGAGCAGCTTTATCCACCGAAAAAGGTATAGTATCCGGAAGCTGTCTCTTTAATGAAATGGAAGATCTAAATTCTGACGAAGATTCGGAT